CGCAGGTCTATGCTTGGATTTCCGACCATTGTGCTATCGTCAAGGGTGAGTGTGTCACCGTTGACGTCTGAAAGCGTTCCGTGTATATGCTGAACTGCGCCGCCTTCGATCGCAGCTATATATGCTGCTGATACCTGATACAATATCTCACCTTCCTATATTTCGATCAGATTCACAGATAATTCCGCCGTAAAACCATTGTCAACGGTCGTTCGGTCTGACGGATACATCTGTGCTGTAACGTAGCTGCCATTATGCAGAAAAACGACAGTCTGTGTAAATGCGCTTACCAGTGAATTGACCTGTGCGATTTCTGCACTTTCGCCTTTGAATTTCAACGTCAGTTTGTATGTGTTTGTGCGAATAGGGTAACGCAGCGCTTTTCCTGTTTCCGTAGAGCGCCCTGAGCCCTCTGCAAGCAAATCAGAACATATTACACTATAGCCGTCTGAAAGTGGCTGTACGGCAAGCTGAGTGCCGTTAATGGAATTTATCGCTAACATTCTATTCACCCCTCCTTGCGCGGTCGCTATTCACGATTTGCAGCACTTCTCTGCTGAATTCCTTGGAATTTTTGAAAAGATAATTGATTATTTCTACATTCATTCCCGAGCGCAGAAGTTCAATAATGATCCGCAGCAGTTCAACTATTTCACTGCTGCCGCCGCTGTCGCCGTCAAGCATTCCTTTCAGTTTCGATAACGGCGCGATAACTTCGGGATCTGTGGCAGCGTTTTTGTTATCGCCGACCATAGCCAATGTAGGCGCAGTCGCAAGACCGCCCTTAGCCAGATGTGGGATCTCAGGAACACCTATCGTTGGCAGCCATGAAAATGGCTCCCAGTCCATAATTTCCAGATCTCTGAGACCGTCAAGAGCGTCATTTATCGCATTGAACGGCTGAGCAATTACCCAGTTTATGCCGTCGATAAGTGAGTTTACAACGTCCTTGAAAATCCCTGCGATGTTCTCAGCAATACCCGAAAAAATTTCGCCACCTGCTGAGAATACATTCTTGACCGCCTGCCAAGCTTCGGAAAATTTGTCCCTGAACCAGTCTGTCACATGGCTGAACACCGATGTGATACCGTCCCAGACACCGCTGAAGAACTTGCCCACGCCCGAGAACGCGTTCTTTATGCCGTTCCATGCACCCGAAAACGCATTGCTGAACCACGTTCCTACAGATGAAAAAGCCGATGTGATATCGTTCCAACGATTCTTGAACCATGTTCCCACACCTGAAAATATCCGTTTGATAGCTTCCCATGCCTGACGGAACTTATCGCTGAACCACCGGTCAATATCATCGAATATCTCCAGAATAGCGGAAAGCATTTTCGAGAATATTTCTTTTATTTTTTCGATACCGTCCGAGATCGCATTGAACAGACCGTCAATGATGAATCCGCCCATTGTTCCCATTTCCTTGGACGGACTGGCGATCCCGAATGCTTTCTTAAATCCTTCAATGAATGGCTTGTAAATGTGTTCATACGGCCATGTAATAAGACCTTTCAGCGCATCGAGCATACCGTTGAACAGCCCGAGGACTACATTGCCTCCGGCTTCATCTATCTTGCCGGAGAAGTAATCCTTTATGCTTGTAACAATCTTTGAAAGTGCTCCCCACAATAATGATACTGCGCCGCCAAGAGCACTGCCAAGCAATTCCATCCACTTGCTTGCAATTCCGCCCCAGTCAATGTTGGCGATGAAATCAGCAATTTTCGCGCCTATGCTTGCCCAGTCTATTGTCTGAACTATCTCTATTAGTGTGTCAAGAACACCCTTGAAGCCTTCGGACAGCGTTGCTCCAGCTTTGCCGAAGTCGAGGTTGTCAAACCAAGCATTGACAGCTTCACCTATGCCCTTGCCCAGTCCTTTGAAGTCGAAGTTTGTGACAAATGCAAATCCTGCATCGATAAATGCCTTTAGCCGCGCGGAAAGCGCCTTGCCAAGTCCCTTCCAGTCGGTTTTCTTAATGGCGCGGTTCAGACCGTCAGCTATGCCCTTGCCGATCTTGCCCCACTTTATACCCTCGAAGAACGTGTTGATCGCCGAAGTGATAGTGTTCAGACCGCCTGCAACTGTATCGCCCATAACGCCCCAGTCGATATTATCAACAAAGCCATTAATTCCGTCAGTTACCTTGGAAATACCGCTGTTTATCTTGCTGCTCAGTTTTTCCCAGTTTATTCCTGAAAATACAGAATTAACACGTTCCGCAAGTATCTGACCTACGCCTGCCCAGTCTCCCTGCTTTATCGAATCTTTCAGGCGTTCTGCCCAGTCGGGAAGTTCAGGTTCGGTCATATCGATTTTGCTGTAGTCAATGCCGCTGTCAGATGAACCCGATTCATCGTCTCCGCCGCCTGACAGCACGTTCATTTCGTCTATGCCAGCCATGGATACCTTGGCTTTTTTAGCGGCTTCTGTCGTTGATTTCAGCTTCTTGGTGGCTTCCGCCGCCTGTTTGTAGGTCGTACCGAATATGCCCGATATGAACCCTGCAATAGACTTTGTGACCGCCGCAAGACCGCTCATCAACGTGTTTAGCGCAGGCATTACAGCCTGCATTATCGGTGTGAATGCGATTGCTAAATTTGCCTTGACAGCGTTCAAAGAATTGGAAAACTGTTCGTCAGCCTTGGCGGTTTCTATAAATCCGTCTTTCAGGGCGCGGAAGGCAGCGTACAGTCCTGCCATAACGAAAACGCGCTTGAAGGTGTTTTTCAGGGTCGTTCCTAATTTGTTGACAGGTTTGATCACGCTCAGCGCAGATTTTCCTATGCCTGATATCTTACTCCCGAGTGATGAAAACGCCTTTGCGCCTACGCTCCTTATCTTGCCGAATACTTTACCGAATCCTGAACCCAGTTTTTTCAGTACAGTGCTTGACCGTGTGTGCATTTCCGACCACTTGGCATTCAGACCGTCCAACTTTTTCTGCGTTGATAAAATACGCTGCTCAACAGCCGCAAGCTGTGATGTAGTCTTGTCGGACGGCTCGGCAGCGGAAAGCTCCTGCCACTTCTTTTGCAGTATCGCCATTTGCTGGCTCGTCATTTCAATTTCCTGCCGCAGCCGTTTTGCAGGATTTGTATCGATCTGAAACTTACCGAACTCTGCTAACTTCGCATTAGCTTTTTCGACCGTCTGGGTGAGCGGCTTTCCTATTGATTCAGATATCGCCTCAATCTCTTTTAAAATCTCGGCGGTATTGTACTGCACATAGTTTCCTGTTGATTTAGATATGCGTGCAGAGGCATTCTTCACAGCTTCTGTCATGGACTTTGCCTGTGCTTCTTCGCGCTCCACGAACCGCTGCAATGCTGCTTCAACGCCATTGTCAGTTACTTCCTTGACCTGCTCCATGGCTTGCTCAACGGATTCCGCAGCCTTTTTCCCGGCTGTACCAACGGATTTCTGAACGGCTTCTGCGGCTTGTTTGCCTATGCTGTTCAGCGGTTCTTCTACTGCTTTGCTGACAGCTCCGCCCAGCTTTCCAGCAGAGCTCTGTGCCTGTGCCGTAATTTTTTCTATCTGCGGCAGAATTTTGTCCTTGATAACAAAATCCAGTGATATTACTCCGACCGATGTTGGCATGATTTTCCCTCCTTTCACAAAAATGAAAGGCACTCGCGTGGAGTGCCCTAAAACATATTCTTAAACATTCGTTCAAACATCGCCGCAAATTGCTCAGGTGCCTGAACTGATTTCATCTGCTGTGCGCGGAAGTTCCGCCAGCTATTACGGATTCGATGTTCGTGCTGTGTGAAATTTTTCAGTCGATCAGGGCTGTTTTCCTTGCGGATCAGCACAGTCTGTCCCAAGGGCGTATCTTCCATTAAACCTCCGATAAGCAGCCGCCAATCAGAGTAGTGGAGAGATCCCTGCTCGCTTGGGAGAATGTGGTACTGCTTGGCTATCGACTGCTCGATCAGCGTGCGGTCGTGGTCAAGGTCGTACCATTTTTCCTCACTGTTCGGGAAACGAATCCTCGTCCTTTGGCTCTTCGCCCGTCATAGCCGCGATGACCAGCTCGAAAAGCTTCTGATACGCGGCAAACGAAAGATCCATTTCATCAATTTCCTTGAACTTCTCGCCAAAGGCAAGTTCCAGTGCCTCGTCTACTTTTTCAACATCTCCCTTGGAATCGTTGAAAAGCTTTGTAACCTTGATCACCGTGTTCTTTCTGTCGTCCACAGGATATACTTTTCCGCCGATCCTGATCTCAGGAGAGCCGCAAAGCAGCTTTTTATCAAGTGTGTACATTTTTCCCATTATTCTGATACCTCTACTTTCTTACGGGTTCTTTTTGCTGTCGTTCTTAAAGGCGACGCTGATGCCGCAGCCTGCGTCAGGTCGCCGGGGTAAAAGTCGGTTTGCCGTCCGAGGCAGCGTCAAACGCCAGCGGTCCGACCGCAGTAGAATCACCGCTGCACCACTCTGTAACGCTGATTACTGCTTTCATTGTCAGCTTTGCGCCGTCGGGGAACGTCCACACAAATGTTGTGGTAGCCGCCGCGCCTGTTTTTAGTGCAAGACCGTTGATGTAGTCATTGCCGGCATCGCCGATGTTGCGCTTGCCCGACACGGATATAGTGATAGACTTGCCCGTCATCAGTCTGCGTGTCCAGCCTTCCTGATCGTAGGGCTTCCATTCTTCGACGTTGCCGTCAATGGAAACTGAATAGCTTTCCATATCTGCTATAGTCGCAAGATTGCTCTCTGTTGCGCCATCTCCTCCCGTTTTGTCAACCTTGAACTGGTTTTCATAACAGGGAAATACACCTGTCTTTTCTGACATAGTTAATCATTCCTTTCGATGTATATAATATCGGCATCTACGATGTACTCGCAGATGCCTTTCTCGTCTTTTCCTATACTGCGGATCTTGACCGAATTTGCAAACTTTATGCTATGCTCCGCAGTCGGCATATCACGCAGTCCGCTGAGTATCTCAGCGATCTCTGCCGCTTTTTCCTCGGCGGTGTTCGGATTGGTCGTCCAGTGTATCAGTATTCTGACTTTTGCGGTCTGATAGCTTGATTCTCCGCCGATGCACTCGCGGATCTCGGTCTCATCGCGCTGATACACACCTATCGTTTGTGTGGCAGATGTATCAATGCAGCCTGATGTCACCGATTCAAAATCAATTGAATTTGCGACCAGATCAGCTATTTCAATCAGCTTCAACAGTTTCATTCCAGTTTCTCTTTAAGCCTTTCTGTGTATTCATCCAACAGGAGATCTTTCTTATCGCCATTGATATACGGTTCAAGCCAAAGCGCACCTGCGTTTTCGTTCTTGCCGCGCTGGAAATTGTATTCAGGGTGATAATACAAACGCCGTGCCTGTGGTGAGCCTGTAACAATTGAAACTCTGTTTTCGTCGGTATCAATGAATGTCTGATTATTCTGCATATCGCCCGTGTCAAACGGCATTGTTTCGCTGTTTACAAGGTCGCTCATCACAGCCTCCACAGCCTCTTGCGCTGACGTTCTTATAGCGTTTTCAACGCCCTGTATCGCACGATAATCCAATTTAATACTAACGCCCATCATATCAGCTCCAAACGCGTGTAGTTTACTGTTCCGTCAGGATTCTTAGCCTTTTCAGACGCGTATATTTTGCGCCGTATGCCCGTCAGAACAACGACTTCACCGCTGATAACATCCGTATCGGGTGCGATATCACCATTGAACAGTGCCTCACCTGACAGCGTTATTATCTGCTTATCGGCGGTTATTTTCTGCTTGGTCTTTTCGCTGTAGAAACATTTTCCCGAAAAAACGGCTGTCTGTTTCGGCGAACCGTCACGATTCAGTCCTGATTCCCTGTACACGGTTATCGGGGAAGTGCATATGCGTTTCGGCACAAGCTGTGGATATTTCATTCACATCAGCCCCCTGTAACACAGTCCTGTCTGCATCAGCAGATTGTAGACCTTACCTGTGGTAGTAATGCCGCCAACTGTGACGATTTTTGAGCGGTCAAAGCTCATCGATACACCTGATATGCTGTACGACGAAAGCGGAGATTCCAACATCTCCGCATTTTCGTACACAAAATCGATGTGTTTCTGCACAGCCTCTTTGATGATCTCCTGCTGGAATTCCGTCAGGTTTTCAAATCCCTTGCGAACGATTCGATTGAACGTCAGACTGTCGATCGCGCGGCAGGCGTCTTTGATGTAATCCTCGACTTCGTCCGCAGGGACATCGCCTTTGTACTCTTCAGGGGTGAGGTACATTACACCTCACCCCTTTTTCTTCTGCTGTCAGACTTGGACTTTTCAAGCTCAGCTCTGAGTGCCGCATTTTCATTCAGCACCTTTTCGTACTCTGAGTAGGCTACGGTAGCCTGTGGAGAATGTTCAACGACAGCGCCGCTTTCATCGATAATATCATATCCCTGCGCAAGATACGCTGCCTTTTCGGTTTCTGCGATAGTATACTGCTTGTTTGCCTTTACTGCCTTCATGGTATCCCTCCTTAGTACGTTACCACAATTGCCTTACCGCTGCCGGGAGCAGTTGTAAATGTGATCTTGCCTGTTGATTTGTCGTATGTGTACGCTGCCGATGCAGTACCGTCAACCGTTACGCTGATGATCTTGTCTGGCTTGCCTGCGATCGTGAATTCGGTTGTAGAACCGTCGCCTGTGAATGTTGCAGCGAGTGTTCCTATGCTGATAATGCAGCCGTCAATGAACAGTTCATCGATTGCGAATGTGCCGTTGTACTTGCGGTTCTGGTACAGATAATTGTCTGATGTGCGGCTGTCTGAACCCGGGGAGAAAAGGTGGATATACGAGTACTTGTTTCGTGAAACCTGACACTCGGGGTCGATGAGAATGTAGTTGATCTGCTTTGCACCAACGCCCGGCTTGCAGCCGTCAGTGAAGTCGTAGACTGTCTTGAAACGTGCAGAGGGGACTGTAACGATATTACCGATATCATCGATAGAATGCACACGTCTGTCAATACCGCCGCCCTGCTTGATATCCAGTGTTCTCTGAATACCCTCAGCATTTTTGAGGAGTTTCTTGAACGCTGACGTGCAGAAAAGAATCATACGATCAAGCGGTACGCCCTTATCTTCGAGTTTTTCGAGGTTATCATCGAAATCAGCGAGGATATTTGCAATTGTCAGTGCGTCTGTCTTGACCTCAGAGCCTACTCTTACCGCCTCGGAGTACAGCTTCGAGAACGTGTACGAATCGAGTTCGGGAATAGCCTGTGTTTTGTCGAAGCGGCTCTGGATGTTTGCAAGCGATACAACTGTATCGGTTTCGTCAAAGTCCATAGGATCTACTACAAACTCGATATCGCGGTCGTGGTCTAATGTCTTTGTCTCATATTCGTTGCTGTAAGTACCGCCGTTAAAGCCGAGCGAACCGCGTGTGTGATCCTTGTAACCTGATACCGAAAGCTTCGGGATCTTGATAGACTTGCCGCCTGTGATCTGAATATCTTCATTTGAGTGATAGAGCGGATCAGAAGTGGACTCCTGACCGTAAAGTTCCCTGAGCTGATTTGAATACACCTCAGCATAATTGATCGTGTTTCCCATTTTAGCACCTTACCTTTCTTATTTCTTTTTCCTTAAACCGAATGCACTTGCAAGACGGCTGCTGTCGGCATTTTCCTCTTTTTCGGAAGAACCTGCTCCGACCTTGAAGCCACCCTTCTTCTTGCTGTCGCCGCCGTCTGACTTCATGTCAGGATACTTCTTGATCACAGCCGTCAGTGCGGAATTGATGTCGTCGTTTTTGCCTGCCTTGACATAGCTCTCAGCGATTGCAACGGCATCTTCCATGCAGTCAGGCTTCACTCCCAACTGCATTGCTGCTATCTGAGTCTTTAGGCGAAGGATCTCCTCGTCTTTGGAATCAGGGGCAGCCACAGGCTCAGGCTTCTCGGCAGCTCCCTCGCCGCCTTCGTCCGCCTGCTTGCCGTCAGGCTCTTTCTCCTCTGCCTTGGCAGGTTCGTTCTTCGGCTCATCAGACTTCTTTTCAGCAGACTTCTCGGGCTCTTTCGGCTCTCCCTCGGGTGGGGTCTCTGTCGGCTTCTTCTCTTCCTCTTCAGGAACGTTCTTCTTGTTTTCGTCCATGATTTTACCTCGCTTTCTTGTTTTTGGGTATAATAAAAACGCCTGCTGCTGCAAGCGCTGATATTCTGTTGATTTTTATGGTTAGCTATGATATAATCTCCGTAAAGGGGATGATTATATGACAAGGCAAAGTTGGTATTTTCTGAAATGCTGTAAAAAACTCGATGAACCGGATTTCAACTACAACGCAAAGGACAATTGTATCCGCAATGTTCATAAAGTTCATGGCGGTATTGAAATCAAAAAATATACCAATGAAATTGACAGCATAATTGACTACCTGTTAGAAAGTGGCTTTCTCAAACGTACTCATTTCGGATATGCTCTTACTCAGAAAGGTCTGCACCCCAATCAAATGGCTTGGGAAGATATCAAATCTTTTCTCGTAAAGAGCATTGCCGTTCCGATTATCGTTTCTGCCATTACCGCATTCATAACCTTGTGTATAGGATCACTGTAACAATAGCAGTTATCATACTTACACCGATAGAGCAAAGAATTTCAGCAACTTTGATGTTCATTTGCTCTATCTTTTTGTCAAAATCCTTATCTGGCATAATATCACCTGCTTTCATGTGGGTATAAAAATAACACCTGTTAAGGTGCTAAATTCCGATATTTAAAGTTCTATATGTTCAATACCATACTCTGAACAGCAATTGTATTCAATTCGACAGCCTCGTGCGTCTTTCCAACCATTGCAGAAAACAGCGACATCGGCTGATGAAAGCAGCTCAAGTGACTTTCCAAGAAACCAAAGCGGTTTTGCGTCAGTAGGTGCATTTTGAAAGAAAGAATCAATAACCTCTACATCAGCATGATATCTTTCTTTGACAGTTTCTATAGCTTTTGCCCTTTCTGATGATATTTCCTTATCCGTTTTGCCGCGCATGGGCTGTGATATAAATATTTTCATATTATCTATCCTTTCTATTTTGGGTATAAGAAAACCGCCTAATCAGTTAGACGGTCAATCATTATTCTTTTTCTTAGGCTCAAAACCTATGCCGTTATTGCATTCTTTAAGTAATTTCAAGTTCTTTTCCATATGCTCATAAGGAACTCCTTCAGGAAAAGCAAGACAAAGAGTATGCCCTTTCTTAAAACCAAGCCTGTTTTTGCAATTGTCACAATCTCCTAATCTTATCATCCTATTCCTCCTATATACCTGTTAAACAAGTCTTTGGCTTGTTGTGGCAAATCATCTGTTTCGCCACGTTCAAAGAGAACTCCTACTTCTGCAATACATTCAGAACCATCTTTCCATGCAGTAGGGCTTATGCCATCAATATGATAATCGGATAATATGTCATATAACGATTCAAGCTGATTCTGATTCAATTCACTTATAAGTTTAGCGTGATATTTCTCATGAATTACAGCTTCACGCAATGAATTAGCAACTGTAAAATCTGAATTTCGTATTTGTTCATCAATCTGTTCTACAGTTTTGCCGCCCAAGAAATTTTCATTAAGGTTAAGCTGAACATCAAAAAATGTGCCTTTTCTTATCGGATCCGTCTGCATAACGATACCAAAATCAAGCTTAACAACAGCAACGTTATCAAACAAGTATTGCCCGTTGTTCTCACCAAGTGCCTCAAATATAGCTTTCGCTACGCTTTCTTCGATTTTACTGTTCTCAGCAGCATTTTTAACATCGTCAAGCCTTACATTCCTTATTTTATCATTATCGCTACTGTTTGTCAATCCTCTGAATTGACGTAAATTTCTCTGCTCAAGTTTGCTTCCGTCATGTTCTGAAAATATTGTTGGCGAATACTCCCCCGTGGCATTTGGAATTTCTTCCCACGTCTTTGAGCGGGTGCCGTCTGAATTAAACTTGCCGCGCATTGTCTGACCGTCATAGATAATTGTACAATTGCAGTTGTCATGCCTGCGGAAAATACCATCAGGCTGTTCTCCGAATTTATACTTTTGATTTTTGCAACTGCATCACCAAGTGCGCCGAGTGCAGCAGCATCCGGCTCAAATATCGGAGACCACGCCGTTTTTGTGCCTGCAAAAGCACGCCTGTCATAGCTTTTCTTATCACGAACACAAGCAGCAAGATAACCGGCATTGAGGAATCCGACCCCGAATGTCCGTTGTGCCTTCCGGCAGGCAAGTCTGAGCTGCTCGTGACTTGCTCTGATCGCGTCAAAGCTCGCGGGGTTGCCGCTTGTAAAACCGAGATCATCAAGTGTTAATCCCGTTTCTCCTGCGAACATAGAGGCAAGCATTCTCATGTGTTCCATATGCGGAGTCATACTCTGCTGAGAAAACTGCCCAAGCTGTGGAACATCTCCGTCCTCGTCTTTCGTAAAATTCAAAAACGAACTAAAAGAAGCGGCTTTGTTGTTAAAATCCGCGTCCTGCGAAAGTCCAACAACATACTTCTGCGGTATACTGTAGAACTCGGCACCGACTTCCGAGCGGAGCATTGTGCGCATTGCGCTTTCAACGATTGCCATGCAGGCACGAGAAATACGCGAATGTCCAAACGGGCGCTTGGCGTCGGGTCTGTTTATGACAGGTACAAGCAGCGGATAGGGCGCATCATGCTCTAAGACATCTGCCAGTTTTCCGTTTTCATACACTTGTGTTTCGTAGGGCAAGAAATATGCTTCTCTCACAGCGTTGCCGTATTCATCGGATTCAAGCACAGCGTACCCCTCGGCAAGCATATTCGTTGTCGGATCGATTATACCCGTCGCATTTCTGCCATCAATACACTCGATGGCCGGATATCCATCGGCACGGTCTATGTGCAGGAAGCTGCACGAAGTTATCAGCGCTGAAAGAATTGCGTTATCCATAAGGACATCGTCATTGTTGATCGTATAGATCTCACCTATTCGGAAATCATCATTATCGAAGCCGTCATATTGAAGCCTGTCCGCCATACTGTCAACAGCCTTTGAACACCAGCCGAGGGAGAGTGCGATACTTCTGAACTCGGGCGGGATCAATGCAGTTATTTGCTTCTTTTTCTGCTTCATTTCATAAAAATCATACCGGCGTTTACATCGGGTGTACTTTCTCCCGAGTTTACTTCTCAGGTATTCCATTCCGTATAATTTCAATATAATCCCACCTCTTTTTTATACCTTGCGCAGATTTATTCGCAGTGACCTGCTGAACGCCTTAGCCGCCCTTATAAGGGGGCACTCCCCCCATGTAACAGAAAACGCCTGCAATTACTTGCAGACGCTTTCCGAAGGAGTAAACAAAAACCAAATCAAACTATCTTGTGTTATTTTTCTATGATATCAGTATAGCACTTTTCATAGGCTCAAACAAGCTCAAAAGGTATCAACTTTCGTATTGCTTCACTTTGTTTGCGCTTAACGGTCGGCACACTATAGTTCATTAGATCTGCCGTCTGTTCAATCGTGTGAAACAACAGATACCTGTGTATCAATACTGTTTCAAGATCATCGTCATGAAGCTGCGCGATAGCACATGAAACTTCGTTTGCAATTCTCATCAGATCACGAATGTTTCTCAGAAGTTCAAGTTCAGATTCTGCAATCATCATAAGAGCTTCCTCTGTGCTGTTTTTTGAGCCGTCGCTCTTGCCTTTATCATTACACTCATAGCAAACCGAAACGCTTGTAGCTTGCTCTCTGCGCTTCTCTACGAGTATTTCAAGTGCCTTGACTTTCTTATCGGCATAGAAAGCACGATTCAGCCAAGCCTTTACTTCAAGCTCTTTCATCTCTCCCATATCCACACCTCAACCTTGTACACGTCCTCATTCAGCCCGTGGAACCGCATATACATCACCGCACCATAATGTGACGTGAATGCTTTGATTTTGGTCATCGATGTATGTACGTATGTACCATAATCGCCGTTACGGATCACAAATATTCGTGTTTTCATTTGTCCTCCCCGTTCTCACACGCCGGACACACCTGCCGCCCCTCTGGAATCTCGGCACCGCAACATACGCAGGTTTCGGTGTTTGCGTTGTGGTGTGGTGCTACTCGCGTGTTCCAGCTCACGATTGCTTTTTTCCTGCCGTCATATTCCCTTGCAATTGTTAGCGTAGCGTCATTGTTTAACCAGTATGTAGTCAATCCGCCACGTTTTTCTGTTCCGCAATTCGGGCACCACACCTTCCATGCCATTTCTATGTTGCCTCTCTCGCAGTTGCGAAGGACTTCGACTCCCGAATATTCCAGCACTGCTTTCCCACCACAAAACGGGCACGGTTTAAGTTTGATATCATTCATGTTTGTCATCCTCGCTTTCGTCCATCTTTGCACCACAGTTAGGGCAAAAATTGCTTTTCTTTTCCTGCGCAGTTTGGCACTCTGAACACCAGAAATATATACACATACCACTTGGCCTACTATCGTGCATTTTAGCCCATTCATAAATACCAATCCACCGCCTATACTTCACAGGCTGTACGTCTGCGGTCAGCCCTGTATCTTCAAAAACATCAACCACTGATTCAAGGCAATAGTCAATCAACCTTTTCTCTACTTTCTTGTCAGACTTGATATGTAAGATGTACTGCATATCAGGTTTCTCAATATACTCAGCCATTGTCTTTCCTCCTGTTCCAAGCTTCCATTACTTGTGATTCACAAAGTTCACGCTCATTGTACTGATTATTGTCCACATTGATTCCAACAACTGGACTTCGTGCATGACATTTCATACATCTTACCGTGACAGAACAATGTTTTTTACCGTAGTTGAAAGTACGCTTGCTTTCAATCTTTAGTTTTGTGCTGCCGCAGAACGGACAGGGTTTTAATTTTTCAGTCATCTTCCTTCATCTCCTGATTCCAACAATCTCTACAGATTATTCCGGAAATTTTATTTTTTGAACAATCTCCTAAACCATATATTGCATTAACACACGCCCTTGGCGCGCCATAAGAATCTAACTCTGCGTTTGGGAACTTCTTTAAGAAATCGTGTGCATACGTCTTTGCAGGGTGTTCAGCTACCCATTTATCGATAATTTCATCAATGTTACTGGGTAACCGATATAACATACAACCCTCTAAATAAAAAATAGGGCAGCCAATACAATAGTGATGCTCTTTGCACATTCTCTTTAAATCCTTGATGTTTGCCATTGTTCATCATCTCCTATCAGTTTCGAGGCTTCGTCCCCGCAAATTTTTGCATAAAGAACGTCTATTTCTTT